CCTTGAGCTTGGTATAAATTAACAGGCTCTACGGACTGTTCTAGTTTCTTTTGATGCAACTCAATATGGTAGTCAAGCATATCTATAAATGCTTGCCACTGAGTATTAGTATTAACCCAGCCCTTGAGCTTGGGGAGGTACTGCTTGCTGTTGTTGGGGTTGCTCATTACCTGTGAATCCTTGTTCTTGTGGTGTAGGTGCCATGCCAACACCAATGTTACCACCGCCAGTACCAGCAGTATCTGCTACACCGGGAACTCCGGGAGCACCAGCAGCTGGGGCAGGTGGTTGATTTTGTTGCATTAGCACAGCTTGTCTGATTGCCTCATCAATGTTATTGGTAACCTTCTCAGGATCCAGATCCATTGCTTTAGCAATCTCCCTAATAATATACGGGAATTTAGCATAAGGTGCAAGTGCTGGGCTACTAGCAATCTGTAAGAACTGCATGAGTCTTTGACTACGTACTTCGTTAGCCATGAGACTTTCAGTACCACGGGCTTTAACTTCTAAGTCACCCTTAATCTCAGAATCAAAATCAAACTGCATGTTAAAGCTAAAGAATGCTTCACCGATAGGACGTAGCAAATAATCATCTACGTTCTTAATAACGGTCTTAATACTGCCAGATGCAGCATTCATTAACATGCTAATACCACTAGCTGTACGACCTACCCCCGATACACCAGTCTGCCCATGGGAGAATGATGGTAAGCCGGTAGCTTCGTCAGCTAATATACGAGCCTTGTCAAACAACTGTAGGTTCTCATTGGATACGTTAGGAAACTTCGTACCAAAGATAGCCTGACCGGGAGCACCACCTTGTCTACGGAATACTTTTCCGGGATATACAGACAGGTCTTGACCGGGTACGAGATTGGTTTCATCCACCTCGAACACTAAATTGCCAGATAGGACGGCATTGTCTACCGCCATACGCATAAACCCATTCATTAAAGTTTGTGTGTCGTCCATGTTTTCTGCGACACCGATGCCAAAGAAAGAGTAGGGGTTTAGTTCGTAAGGGACAGCATAATACGGAATCCTAGCTGGCTTAAAAGGATTTAATACCATTCGCAAGATACGACCATTGCAATACCAAATGTTTGCCTGTAATTCATCGGCAGCATTTAATTCGGCAGGGATTTTAACTCCATTCTTTTCGAGCATTTCACGCTCAACGGCACCCCAAAATTCTAATACTTCAAAGCGATCAATACCTTGATCTACTTGATAGTCATTTAAATCGTCTTCCCAATACTTCTTGGTATAGGACTCACCACGATTGATAACATCATCGATTACTTTAGCACGGAAGAATGGACGTTTCTTTAATGCACGAATCTGACTACGACTCATCTTGTGTCGCTCGATAATATACTGAGCTTCGTCCATATTAGATGCATCTGGATCTGGATACAGATTCCAAACGCTTACATGGGATGTTGATGGTACAGTTTTAATGGTAGGAGAATAGTCACCTTCCTCAGACCAATTTGCGTATTCTTTATCTACAGCAAAAGGACCTTTCATGATACCAGTACCAAAGAGTGCCATCTCAAATGCAGTCGATCTTAACTGCTTACTTGCATTGCTCTCATCTAACTGGTCTTTAATCTTCTTCTCCATCTTTTTAGCAGCAACCATCGCTGGACTAAATGTAGCGGAAGTAGGACTTTGACCGGGTCCTTCATTCAGGTTATTAATACCTGATAGTTCATCTGCTAGAGGACCGAGTTGATCCTGAAGAGTTTTAAATGTAGCACCGGGTGGTAGTTCTCTACCATCCCCTTTGTATCCGTATGGAGAAAAGTTAGGAACAGCCGCACGAATCTTTTCCTCAGAAGGATCAAAGCTAACCGTGTCTACCACACCTTCTGGTAGTACAGTAGGATCTACGCTGATTGGAAAATTATTATTGGAGAATAATACATCTACAATTTGACCATAGGCTGCCAGTGTTTTAGTCTTGGTGACCTTAATAAACACACGGCTCTTCTCTGCCTCAGTAAACTGTACATCAGGACCATACAAGCCACGATAGTTACGATAGGCACGTAGCCATCTCTCTTCGTCATTGCGTCTTGTTGTCTCTGCTTTGTTGTACTTCTCCATTAATAACTGGACAATGGGAGCAGCTACAGGATCTTCCTCGTTGATGTTGCTCACATCTTTTAAGTTAATGGACTCGTCTTCGATCAGGTTCTTATCTGCCATTCTTTACCTTTAATATCCAAATGTTGGATCTGCAATAGGGACACCACTCTTTTGATGCAAGGGGTTATAGTCCCACAAATTACTTCTTGGTCTACTCATTATACCGTAACGCATTGCGTCATACAAATGGTCTTCCGACTTCGTATCAATATCCTCTGGGTTATGTTTATCCAAAGGAATGATAGGAAGCTGGGCAATTAGATTCGTACAGTTGCTAGTTATAACCAATCTTGGCTCTTCTGTAAACTCATCTACCTGTAATCGCCTATGTATTTCATTCTTACCAGCCACACGACTACCCGCACTTCTATCTGAGGGTCTCCACCGGCAGCCTTGCTGAATCATCTGTTCAGCTAAAGATGGACCCGTGTCCCCCCGCTTGTGCCAACACGATGAATCCAGTACGCCATAGCGAATAGTTCCATCATTCTGTTCTAATTCTAGTACCATATTCGCCAAATCCTTGGCTAATACTTTACTTACGTACAATTCCCTGTAAACAATCAGTTGTTCTGCTGGAGTTACAGCAAACCAGACAACTGCTGAGTAAGAACCGTAGCCATAGTCACACGATCTGAACTTAACCCAGCTTTTAGGTATGTCCATCGGATCAATAACGTGGATCTGGCGATTAAACTCAGGGAAAGCTGCTCCTTCGGATACATCCCAGTTACCCTCCAACAATTGTTTACGTTGATGCTCTGGTAATGACAGCAGCATCGTCTCATAATCACCTTGCTCAGCAAGATATGGGTTATCTGTCAGCATTGCAGGTATAAACCTACGCTTAAACAGGGGTTGCCCTGCCTTACTGTGACCCTTTGGGTAAGACATTACCTGTGCCGTATCAATATCCGTAGCCCAGAATGACTTACCTGCTCTTGCTGGGTCAATAAACATCTTTTTAACCCACGCATGTCCCGGTCCACCGGGGTTCGTAGTAGCTCTCATGTAGATTGGCAGGTCTGGTGCCGTACTACGTAGACGAGAACGCATATAATTCCACGCAAATGGGGTAGACCACTGCGTTAACTCGTCAAATCCTACCCAACTAAACGCTAAACCCTGATAACGGAGGACATCTTCGTCTCTATCGAGGTATGAAAACCACAATCTAGCCCCACTTGGAGCTACCCACTGCATCTTTCTCTCCGACCACTTGATGCCGGGGTATATTTTTGGGTACATCTCCTGACTTTTCCAAATCAGTTCTCGTAATTCCTCAGTCGTATGACGCAAAAGTAGTCCACTAAACTGCGGATGACCCATATATCGCAGTGGATCAGCCAACATCGCATACGATTTACCCCCTCCAGCAGCCCCGCCATACAATACTTCACGTTCTGGTGCAGCTAAGAAGAGTGTTTGTGGTCCCGGATTGGGTTCAAAGATAATATTCTGTTCAGTAATATCTGGAACATGAATATCATCACCAGTACTCTTCGCACTCGTCTCCAACTCTGGCTGTAGTTTTGTTTTTGTATTCTTTTTTACCGAGCCTGTTTTCGTATTTCTCTGCTTCTTCAATGGCGTGTCTGAGTCTTGCAGCCCAGCTTCGGAGAGTAGAAGCTTTTGTCTTGTTGTACTGCTCATCTTTTACTCGTTTCAGTAATCCTACGTGGGATATATATCTGCCAGTTACCTTAGTAAGCCAAGCCGCTACATGCCTAGACGAATATCGATTTAAGTACTCCTTAGCTTTCTCTAATGCTTCTAGCTCTACAGGAATCGGATCTAATAAAAATTCATCATGATCCGATACTTTATACCCAAACGGTATTTGTCTTCTATTCAAACGAGGGATCGGTACATACTCCCCCTTCTCTGCTGCTTCTTTCGGCTGTGGCAATATCCATCTACCTACTGTAGTACGGATAGCCATTTACTTACTCCTCTGTATCTTTTTCCTTGGGTGGAAGAATCATCAAACCATTGGTAGTTTCGACTTGTACTTTCTCCGTCTTGACTAAACCAACACGATCCAATAGATCCTTAGCAGCACTTAGTTTATCACGTAATCCTAGTTCTGTCGGGTCAACCATACCACTGACAAGTGACATAGCTGCACGAGGAGCATTACGTGCCATATAAAGTTGGGTACGTTCCATGATCTCTTCTTTCAGTCCCTTAATGATGTCGGTTGTCGGACTATTATCAGAGTACCCAGCCAATTCTTTTGCACGTAGAATATCACCACCTGCTTGTTCAAACAGGACTTCTAGAAACTTAACTTGCTTTTCAGTAAGTTCTCTACTCATTATGTTTTCCTAAATGGTTTTACTTTTTTAGCAACAGCTTTCGGCTGTGCAACAAACTGTCTACCTTTTGCTGTGCCCACTCGTTTAGCTCTTGTCGTTGCTTCATATTCCGCAGGAGTAAGAGCTTTAATAGCAGCCTCTGGTAAATATCTTTCCCCTGTCTTGGAGCTTGGTTTTCCACTTTTGGTACGCCACTTTTGTTTGCCCCACGACTTAAGAGATAGCTGCGGTTTTTTAAGAGCACTCACTTATATCCTCCACCGGCAGCTTTATACTTCTTTGCCACTAGCTGTGCTTTTCTTGCTGACCACTGACCTGCAGCAGTACCGTGTGTCGCTGCAGCTTTTACCTGTGAGACTATCTTCTTACGTAGCTCAGGCTTGGTATAGTTACCAGCAGCATTTACTTTAGATTTAGTTTTAGTAGCCATAGTTTATTTATTACTGGGGTCAAAGAACTCGTCTACTGTAAAAATAGAAGACATTGTTGAACCTGCCTCTGGGGTTGCAGTAATGAAGTCACCTGCATTTAACACCAAATAACTCTGATCAAATACTAAAAATCCATTACCCGACAATATATATCCACTTGTAATTGAGTAGGATTCACCCGTAGTAATGTCATGCCACTGAATGGTTATTGTTTTATTCCCTGATGTACCATTCGACACAAGTAACAATACCGCTTTTGCAGTATGATTTGCTGGACATGTGTATAAAATATTTGATGTGCCAGATGTTAAATTTTTACCTATGCTTCGCAGCTTAGGCAGAATTGCCATTGTCATTTCTTTTTCCTAGCAACGGATAAAGCAATAGCAATTGCCTGACCTTTATCTTTAACTACCTTACCATTCTTGCCTGAGTGTAGCTTACCCTCTTTAAACTCTCCAAGAACCTTCTTTACTTTAGCCTGTTGCTTTTTAACCATGCCACCCTTCTTGTATGTTGCATTTGGAGTACTTAATGTTGCTGTCTTCTTACGCCCTATCAAGTCCTCTAAGGCAGCAATCCGTTTAGTAATTCTGGCATCTGGAGTAGACCTACCCTGTGATGCTAGTTTAAGAGCAGTTAATTCTTTACTTAAAGATTGAATCTCTAACTGGTCTTGGGCTGCCATAGCTTACTTCTTCTTTGCTTTAGGGATACCAATCATAACGGCTAGGAAAGGAGCCTTACCTGCTTTAGCAGCTTTAGAACCAGACTTAGTAACCTTACCACCAGCTGCCATCTTTTTAGCTAAACACTTGCCAGCAGCTTTGCACTTGGCAGGTGACTTGCATTCGCTACAGGGTTTGAATCCCTTCTTAACATCTCCACCCTTAGCCATCTTCTTCTCCTCTGCTTCTTTCTCTTTAGCCTTAGAAGCTTTGTATCTATCGTTCTCTTCCTTGGCTTTCTTATTCTGCTCAGGGGTACCCATTACATTCTCATAGGCACGTTTAAAGATATTAGGATTTGTGCTTGGCATATTACTTCTTCGCTTTCTGTGCTGGTTTCATGGAGGCACCACAGTTAGCCATACCACCTTTGTTGTATGCCATAGGTTTCTTCTTCTTAGCCATACCACCCTTACGCATATTCAACTCGTCTTGCAACTGCTTTTTCTCTTTCTCGGTTAAGGGACCCTTCTTAGTTCCACCCTTGATACCCATGGCAGAGTTATATGCTTCACGGTCAGCAGCAGCCTCTTCTTCTTTGCTGAGCTTCTTGCTCTTCTCAATCTTTTGCTCTTTAGCGTACTCTTTCTGAGCAGCCATTGTGTCATCATCATAGCCGGGGGAACCAGCCATCTTCTTTGCTGACTTGTCCATCTTTTCCAATTGCTTGGTTAGAAAACGTGCGATTGCCATATTACGTGCCTTTCTTATTTACCGTAAAATTTATTAAGTTGGTGAGTCTTAGATACTTTCTTTTTTACCATACCACCCTTTGAAAAGTTTGGAGGTACATCTTCACCCTTCTGAAACCTCTCAAATTCATCATCAGACCATTTCATGACATCTTTAAACCTTTTATCACTCCTTGGCTTGCTCTCTTGAACAAAAGCATCATAACGCTCTTCTGCCCTTTTTAGTCTTAATTTTTCTGGGCTATTCTCGGATAAATCCTCAGCACGTCTTTCAGCTTTTCTAGCTGCATTAACTTTTCTAGCTAATGACTTTAAAGTCTTAAGGTCTTCTTCACCAGTAGGTTCAGTAGCCTTGGTTAGCTTTTTAGCTATTTGAGAAGCAAGTGCCATATTAACCCTCTTTTACCATTTT